AACATCTGAGACTTGGTCCCAAGTAGCATCATCTAAAAAGTCATTTCTAATGTGTCCGCCTGAAGCACCAATATGCACTGCATTATTAGTTGTTCCGTTAAAATCTTGTCCAATAACAAAACGTCTGTCCGAAGTAGCAGAACCAGTATCTACATTATATCCAACACATAAATTATAATTACCAGTTGTGATGCTATCACCTGCTCCTGAACCTAATGCTGTATTCTGAGTACCTGTAGTGGTTGAACGTAAAGCAAGATTACCAACCGCTGTGTTATTACTAGCAGTTGTATTAGCACCTAAAGCACAATCACCAACAGCTACGTTTGCACCACCTGTAGTATTTGAGCCAAGAGTACCAGTTAAACCTGAAAATTCACAACCTACTGCTACGTTATTAACTCCTGTAGTATTTGCAGTTAATGCTTTATAGCCAACAGCTGTAACTCTACCACCTGTAGTATTTGCTGTTAATGCTAAAGCTCCCACAGCAGTATTTACACCTGATGTAGTGTTTGCTGCTAAAGCTTCAAAACCAAATGCTACGTTATTAGCACCTGAAGTGTTTGCTTCTAAGGCACTTCTACCAACTGACGTATTATTAGCACCTGTAGTGTTTTGTTGTAAAGAGTTAACACCAAAAGCAGCATTATTAGCTGCTGTAGTATTTGCAGCTAAAGCATTAGTACCAACTGCTGTATTTTCACCACCTGTAGTGTTTGTTGTTAAAGCACTTTTACCTATTGCTGTGTTATTAGCGGCTGTGGTATTTGCATCTAGAGCTAAAGAACCAACTGCTACATTGTCTGCACCTGTAGTGTTTGCTGTTAAAGAACCATACCCAACTGCTGTGTTGTGATTACCAGTTGTATTAGCATCTAAAGCAATAGCACCTATAGCAGTATTATTTGTGCCTGTAGTATTAACTTCTAACGCTTCACTTCCTAATGCAGTATTGTTTGTGCCTGTAGTGTTTTCTTTTAAAGCTTGAAAACCAACAGCAGTATTGGGTGTACCTGTAGTATTTTTAAATAAACTTTGATATCCAAGTGCTGTATTAAAATTAGCTGTTGTGTTTGATTGTAAAGAACTTAGTCCAACTGCTGTATTACCAGCACCTGTGGTGTTTGTTGTTAGTGAATTATAACCAACCGCTGTGTTTTGTGCGCCTGTAGTAATTGCATCTCCTGATAGTCCACCAATGAGAGTGTTTTCTGCGCCTGTGGTTACTGCCCTACCTGCACTATGACCGACACCAACATTGTAATTATTAGTTGCACTTGTAAAGTTTTGTGTAAGCAATGCTCCGTGACCAATAGCAACTGCTCTTGAACCTAAAGTGTCGGTACTAAGAGCATAAGTTCCCAAAGCCACATTACCATCAGCATCAGTAAAAGCATCACCTGCTAGACCACCGATAAATGTGTTTTCAATACCTGTGGTTACTGCAGCTCCTGTATTATGTCCTACAGCTACGTTATACATACCAGCAGCTGAAGCAGGATTTTGAGCATTTAGAGCAAACGCACCAATCGCTACACTTTCAGCACCTACAGTATTTGTTTGTAAAGCGTCAATACCTATAGCTACGTTATTTGAAGCCGTAGTGTTTGAATCTAGTGCGTCTTTACCTATAGCTACATTACCTGCACCTGTGGTGTTTGCCGCTAAAGCACTTTTACCAAGACCTGTATTGTTAGCACCAGTTGTATTGGCATAAAGAGTAGTAGAACCCATTGCCACATTATTAGCACCTGTGGTGTTAGAATATAAACTTGAATATCCAACTGCTGTATTTTCTATTGCAGTAGTGTTAGCGGTTAAAGCATCTTTACCAACTGCTGTGTTAAAAGATGCTGTAGTGTTTGATCCTAATGCTTGTTGACCAATCGCTACGTTATTAGAGCCTGTACTATTTGCATCTAAAGTTCTATAACCCATAGCTACGTTTGCTGAACCTGTTGTATTAGCATCCATACATTCTGTACCGACTGCTGTATTATTAGAACCTGATGTGTTAGTGTCTAGTGCTAAATAACCAACAGCTACGTTGTCGGATGCTGTGTTTTGCTCTAAGGCTTCAAAACCTACGGCTGTATTTCTACTTGTTGTTGTGTTTGATTCTAAAGCATCTTTACCTATAGCAGTATTTTGAGTTCCTGTAGTGTTTTCATTTAGTGCTGCTCTACCAATAGCTGTATTACCTGCTCCTGTAGTCGTAGATGTTAAACTTGCATAACCGACTGCTGTGTTGTTGTCTGCTGTAGTTGCAGCATCTAAAGATAAAGAACCTACTGCTGTGTTTTGAGTACCTGTGGTGTTTAATCTTAAAGAGTCTTTACCAACTGCTGTATTATTATCTGCGGTAGTGTTTGATTCTAATGCTGCTTTACCAAGAGCTATATTTCCTGAACCTGTAGTGTTTGCAGATAATGATAGATATCCAAGTGCAGTATTATTAGCACCTGTTGTAGTAGCATCGGCTGATAAACCACCTATTAGGGTGTTTTGTGTGCCTGTGGTTAATGCAGCTCCTGATCCGCTTCCTACCGCTGTGTTGTAAGTATCAGCCGCACTTGTAGCATTAAATGCGGATAAAGCGGCATAACCTAATGCTGTATTCTTGCTTCCTAAAGTATTTTGACTTAATGAAAACATACCAACTGCAGTATTAAAACCAGCCTCAGTAATCGCATCACCTGCTAGACTACCAATCAGAGTATTTTGAACGCCTGTGGTTACTGCATTACCTGAGTTATAACCTACTGCTGTATTGTAAGAATTAGTAGCTGATGTAAAGTTTTGAGTAACTAAAGAGCCATGACCTATAGCTACGTTTCGTTGTCCTTTTGTATCTGATGTAAGAGCTTGATGTCCTATTGCAGTATTTTCTTGTCCTGTTGTTGATGCATCTAAAGCTAACCCTCCAACTGCCACGTTTTTTATACCTGTGGTTACTGCGTACCCTGCGTTATAACCTATAGCAACATTGTAATTATGTGTTTCGCTTGTAAAGTTTTGGGTAAGTAAAGCACCTTCACCAATAGCTATTGCTCTTTCACCTAGAGTATCTGAGCTTAAAGCTGCATAACCTATAGCTGTATTTGAATCTCCTGTAGTTATAGCATCTGCTGCTAAAGCACCTATAGCTGTATTAAATGAAGCTGTAGTGTTTGTTGCTAAAGCTGCTCTACCTACTGCGGTGTTGTTAGACGCTGTGGTGTTATCTCTTAAAGCACTTCTACCAACAGCTACATTATCTGAACCTGTAGTGTTTGCTGTCATAGAATTTCCACCAATTGATGTATTTAATGCTCCAGTAGTATTTGTTGTTAAAGCACTTAGACCAATTGCAATATTTTCGTTTGCTGTAGTATTAGCATCAAGAGCACTTGCTCCGACTGCTACATTACCTGCACCTGTAGTGTTAGATACCATAGCTCCTTTACCAACCGCAATATTACTGTCTGCTGTAGTATTAGAAAATAAAGCGTCTTGACCTAATGCTACGTTTGAAGCACCAGTTGTATTATTTTGTAAAGAAGATGTTCCTATAGCAACATTAGAAGCACCTGTAGTGTTAACACCTAAAGCATCAACACCTGCAGCTGTATTATTAGAACCTGTAGTGTTAGCGTCTAAAGAACCTTTACCCACTGCTACAAGATTAGAACCTGTAGTGTTTACTAATAAACTAAACATTCCAACAGCAGTATTGTTACTAGCTGTAGTGTTGCCTGATAAAGCACCATGACCCATAGCTACATTGTTAGCACCTGTAGTATTAGCGTCTAATGCTGCTGAACCTACTGCTACGTTTTCAGAACCTGTAGTGTTTGTATATAAAGCATCTGCACCAAAAGCAGTATTATTAGAAGCTGTTGTATTATTGTTTAAAGCCTCTGTACCCATAGCTGTGTTTGTAGCACCAGTAGTATTATCTTTTAATGCTCCTATACCTAGAGCTGCATTATTAGCACCTGTAGTGTTTGCGTTTAAAGCTGCATAACCTACGGCTGTGTTATTGTCTGCTGTTGTGTTATTTGCTAAAGAACTTGTACCAACTGCTGTGTTTTTGTCACCAGTTGTATTATCTCGCAATGCATTATCACCCATAGCTACATTTTCTTCACCTGTAGTGTTTGCACCTAAAGAGGTATAACCAAAAGCATTATTATAATTACCAGTTGTATTAGCATCTAAAGATAAAGAACCAAAGGCGTTATTTCTTGTACCTGTTGTATTTGCAGTTAATGAATTAAAACCAACTGCTGTATTGTCGTGAGCAGTAGTGTTTGCGTCTAATGAGCTATAGCCTATAGCAGTATTTCTTGTACCTGTAGTGTTTAGTGCTGATGCTCCTTGTCCAACTGCTACGTTATTAGCACCTGTAGTGTTTGATAATAAAGCACTCATTCCAACTGCTACGTTATTAGATGCTGTGGTGTTTGCTGTAAGTGCTGATTGACCAATTGCGGTATTGTTAGCACCTGAAGTGTTATTGGTTAAAGTTGAAGTTCCTAATGCTGTATTAGAACTAGCTGTAGTTGCAACACTTAAAGAAAATGCTCCTATAGAAACATTTGAAGAACCTGTTGTTAGTGCATCTCCTGCACCAAACCCAAATAAAGAATTATTATTACCAGTTGTTACAGATAGACCTGCAACTGCACCCATAACTGTATTACCAGCACCTGTAGTATTAGATTCTAATGCATTAGAGCCTACAGCTGTATTATTTCCAGCTGTTGTTAATTTAGCTAACGCTTGTTGACCAAAAGCTGTATTATCATCACCAGATGTTAAGTCATCAAAAACTTCATAACCAAACCCTGTATTTCTATTAGCAGATGAAAGTGTCCCTGTACCAGCATCTTGACTAATTAAAAGACCTTCACCAAAATTAGCAGAGTTAGATAATATACCTGCACCATTGATTGTGCTGTTAAAAGTAGCCGCACCTGCATCGCTTATAACTAATGGGAAAGTATTGTCAGTTACGTTTCGTATAACAAAGCCATTGTTTGTTACACCTGACTGACCTGCACCGATAGCAAAAGTTTTTGCACCTGAAGTATTTGTAAAGGTTGCGTGTGCTAGTTCGCCAGTTGCTGTAGCTCCTGTAATAGCAACCTTACCACTAGCTATAGTAGAATTAAACGTAGCCGCACCTGCCTCTGACATATCAAGGGTGAGGGCTGTAATGGTAGAACTACCATCTTTACCTTGAAAATAAATATCTTTGTCTGTAATTAAGTTTCGTATGTTTAGGTCTTGATTGTTTGTAGAAAGCAATCCAATATCAGTTCCACCATCAGCCAAGTAAATGTTACTTGAGTCTGCATCTAATTTAATATCTCCTGCAACATCTAGTGTTAGGTTGCCAGTATTATTTGTGATAGTTCCAGCACTACCACTATGTGTAATTCTTAAATCTAAATCAGCACCAATAAAAATAGTTCCACTATCTTGGTTTAAAACTAAATTACCTGTTGACGTAACTGTTCCTACATCTAAACCACCTGTAACACTAACACCACCACTTGTTGTGGCTAGTTTTAAACCATTAGCATAATATAAAGAAACTGCTCCGCCAGGAGTAAACTGAGCCATATTAGAAGTACCTGCTACATTTCTTATATGTATAGTATTATCAGAATCAATAAATAATGAACCCTGACCTGCTTCTGTTATAAAACTGTTAGTTCCACTATGATAAATCTGTAAATCTGAACCAGCTCCAAATACTACTTTGTCGTTATCTCCTAAATTAATATTGCCTGTAGTTGTTAAACCTGTAAGAGTTCCAAGACTTGTAATAGCTGTTTGTGCTGCACCTGTTACTGTAGCTGCTGTTCCTGAAACATTACCTGTAACATTCCCTACAACATTTCCTTCAACATTGACTACTAAAGTTCCAAGTGAAGCTAAAGTTATATTGCCTGTTGCACTTCCATCTGCTGTAGTAAGTCCCATTGTGAACTTATCAGCAGATTCGTCCCACATAAATACGCCATTGTTTTGATTACCACGATTAATAAGCATACCGCTATCATTAACTGGTGATCCTGTTAAATTGGCATTAAGCTCAAATAGGTTATCTTCTATTTTTAGATTAGTAGTATCTAGGTAAGTTAAATCTCCATTAACAGTAAGATTACCTGCCACTGTTAGACTATCTGCTATTTGTACATCATCAGGTAATGTAAGTGTTATATTTGCAGACTCACTTCCTGATCCTGAAACTGTAATTTTGTTAGCAGTACCAGTAATTGTAGAAACATAATTGCCTGTAGTGTCTGTTCCAAGAGCCACGCTATTTGCTGCAATTGTTGTACTTAGGCTTATGTTACCTGTTCCATCAAAACTAACGCCTGAAGCAGTTACATCGCCTGATAAAGCTATTGTACGACCTGTTGCTAAAGCAGTTGCAGTTGCTGCATTACCACTAGTATTTTGATTACCTGCTACATTTACACCTGCTAAATCAATATTAGCACTACCATCAAATGATACTCCACCAATAGTTCTAGCTGTTGCTAAAGTTGTAGCAGTATTTGCAAGTGCTACTGCTATATTTGCTGAACCATCAAAACTTGTACCACCAATAGTTCTTGCTGTAGCTAAAGTAGTTGCTGTAGTCGCATTACCAACAAATGCACCTGTAACTTGATTAAATACTACGTTATCTGAAGTTCCTACTGATTGACCAATTGCGAATGTGACACCATTGCCTGAAGCTGTGCTTGTTACACCAGTTCCACCTAGCAAGGATAAAGTTTCAGAATCAAGATCAATAGCAATAGTAGAACTACCATCACTTATATCTAAGTCTTGTGCTGTCACTTGTGAATCAACATAGGCTTTTATAGATTGTTGTGATGCAACTGCTGTAGCTGAGTTGCTAGACATATTATCTTCATCTTTAAAAGATGTACCTGATAAAGAACCATTTAAAACAGGACTAGTAAGTGTCTTATTTGTTAGTGTCTGTGAGCCTGTAAGCGTTGCTACGCTACTATCTATAGCAAGTGTTATGTTATTACCACTTAAGCTAGAAGTTAAACCTGTGCCACCTAATATTCCTAATACTTCTGAATCTAAATCTATAGAACCACTATTAGAACCATCAGTTATGTCTAAATCTTCAGCAGTAATCTGTGTGTCAACGTATGCCTTAATTGATTGTTGTGATGCAAGTTTTGTAGCACTATTACTTGACATATCATCTTCATCAAGAAATGCACTACCTGATATACCTGTATTTAGAACTGGTGATGTAAGAGTTGGGCTTGTTAATGTTTTATTTGTGAGAGTTTGTGAACCTGTAAGAGTTGTAACAGTAGAATCTATAGCAAAGGTTACATTATTACCACTAGCAGTAGAACTTATACCAGTACCACCTAATAAACCAAGTGTTTCGCTGTCTAAATCAATAGCTATTGTGGTTGAGCCATCGGTAATATCTAAATCTTGTATAGTGACTTGGGCATCTACATAAGCCTTAATACTTTGTTGGGTAGCAAGAGCAGTAGCACTATCAGAAGACATGTTATCTTGATCTAATATTGTAGTTACAGTTGTGCCACCACCATTTAATTGTAAATTGTATATTTTTTGTGTAATTGATTGTGCTGCTGTTGTATCTGAAGCTGTCCATTTAACATTTGCATGATCGTAAACAAGTATTGCACCATTGTTACTAGAACCTGCACTATTTTGGTCAATACCTCTACCCATAATAGCACTAGGACCAGCTAATCCTTGTGTGCCAACAGTTGTAACTGTTATACCATCTGTGCTTGTTATTTGTATTTGATTTACTGAACTCATGTTGTTATGTTCCTTCTTATACTAAATGTGCCTTCAATAATTCTTGAAACAACTGCAGCTCCACTTGTAATTTCAAGATCATATACACCATCTGAAGGCTCTAAATTTGCTGTGTCTGTTGCACTGATTAATAAAGCAACTGTTCCTGCTGAACCATTAATAGTCATACGACCATTACTTGTTGTTAAAGATAATATTGCACTTGTTGATGATGGGGTTTGTTTGAGTGACATAGCACCTGTGAATCCAACAAGATTTATTGTTGAACCTGCTTCGTCTTTAAGAGTAAGAGTCTGACCGAATGTTGCTCCTTGCTCTATTATAAAATGATGATATCCTGCACTCATTAAAACTTCCTATAAATTGCATGGTATCTACCATTTAGCATCTGCTGTGTTAATCATAACAAAGAATTTATGAAGATGCTTTCTTTGTCGTTTTCTTTTTAGTAGTTTTCTTTTTTGCAGTCGTTTTTTTCTTAGGTGCTTCGCCACCTTCCCATGCTTCATTAACATTAGGTGTAGATGGATCGTCAGCTTTCAGTTGACCTTTATCGTTTCTTGCTCTTTTAACTTCTTTTACGTCAGCTTCAACTTCTACAGTTTCATTTGCTGAGTCAATTTTAACTTCCATTGCCCAGCCATTTTCAATGAATTTATCCATAACATCATCTTGCCAAGTACCTTCAGATTCAACAATTTCATCAACTTGATAAAGTTTAACTTCAGTACCATGCTCATTACATGAAGCTGGTTTTGGAACTACTATTTTAAATTTTCTTGCCATTTTAAATCCTTATAAGTGTGGGGTGTTTGACCACCCCACTAATATTTATACTTACGCTAAGCTGTAAGTTGAAGCACCCCCAGCATGTCTTGGGAATCCTTTGATACATGAGATTGACATTGGTGTACCAGTGCTGTGATTGCCTGTTCTGACAATATCAACTCTAATATACTGTTTGCCACCTACATATCCAATTCCTGAGACCTGTGGTGTTTCAGCATTGTCATCTAGTGTTAGCCATGTGCCATCGGTTGCGATAGCAGCATCAGTAACATCTAATTGACTACTTACTGCAGTAAGAGAACCACTTGTATCGCCATGATACAGTTTTAACTCATACTTTAAGTTTGCAGCTAAAGTATCACCTTCTACACCTGAATTGCACATTACAAAAGCACCTTCAAAACCTTGTAGGTCTATTTCTGATCCTGTTGTAGTTGTTGCGTTTCCTGATGCGACCACTGCTGCAGTCATACTAACAGGTGTTAAATTATTACCTAAATCTTTCATAATTTACTCCTTGCTTACGCTGTTACTTTAAGTTTATTTATGGCTTCAGGAAGAATCACTTGTCCACCAACTCTTTTTCTTGCAATGTATCTTACATTACCAGTAGTTGCTTGGGTAAATGGGTCTCTTAAAACCGCTAAGTTCACTCTATCCACAATCATGTATGCTTTACTAAAGTCACCAAAGGCAACTGGAAAAGCATTTTGTGCAATAGAAGGCATATCTGTAGCTTCCACATAAGGTTGACCTAAAATAGTGTTAACCATGTTACCACCTAGCATCATACCTGTTTGGAAAACATACTGACCTGCAGTATCTTTAAGCTTTCTTATAGCAGCTAAAGTGCTTCTGTTAAATACAAAAGTTCCATTTCTACCATAGTCAGACTTAATGTTATGCACTAATGAAATCAAGCTGTCTGCTAGAATTGCAGTATTAGAACCTGAATCTACTGATGCAACATCACTGTTGGTCATAAATCCTTCAGGCTTTCCTACAGCATTACCACTTACAAACGCAGCTCCTTCAGCTTTTGCAAACTGTGTGGAGAACTCTGATTGCATTTCTGCTTCTAAGTCAAACACTGAATCTTCTAAGTCTTGCTCAGAAATATCAACAAGAGCATAATGCTCATGTGCTGGTAATTCTTCAAGACCAACTTGATATCCAGTTGTTTCACTTCTTGTTCCACTTTCAGCGACCCACTGAGCAGAGAATGTACCAGTCCTTTTAGGAATTTGTACACTTCTTTGTCCTGTGCTTCTTACTCTAGCAATACTTCTGATAGGTGAGATTTCTGTTATATCTTTTAACAGCTCTCTTATATATTCAGGTGGTGCTAAATAACCTCCAGTTGAGTCATTACTGACTGTTAAAGCTTTCTTTTCTGCTGCATCAAGTCCTTCTAGTCCTTTTCTACAGTATTTATCAAAAGCTCCCATATATTCATCTACTTGCTTACTTTCAAAGCCTGAATTAGGTCTTTTTACGACTGTTTCAAGTTTATCAAGTTGGCTTTTGATGTTTTCAGCGTTTTGTTCAGCAATCGTTAGCTTCTGATTGATGTCTTCATAAGAATCCATCTTAGCTTCCATTTTAGCTAATTTCTCGTCCACATATGCTGTACTTTCGCCTTTTTCAATCGCTTCAAGTCTTTCGTCATTGACCTTTTTAAATTCTGCAAAGGTTGAACCCATTTCTTGAATAGCGTTTTTTACATCTTCCGACATATCAATCTCCTATATTAAGATTTTAAGGTTAAAGTTAAGTTCTTTATGGCATCTACCAATTCAGCATTTGAGCCAACATCTCGTTGACTGAATGCATCAGTTACAGCTTTTGCTGCAACTTTCGCTTCTGAACGAGAAATGGAGAAAGCATCTCGCATTCCATTTTCCCATTCTCTTATGGTTATCTCTTCACCCTTAACAGACATTACTGTTGCTTTGGGGTTCATTGGAAAAGTTACCAACGAGACTTCCATTAAATCTACTTCTTTAATAATTCGCTTATTTGCTCTTTTATCGTAAGAAACTTCTTGTGGGTTTACTCTAAAGCCTATAGATAGACCGTCTAATGCACCCATTTTTAATAATTCATATGCTTCTTGACCAGCTTGTGTCTTTAATGCTAAACGTCCTTTTACATACAAACCTTTATCATCCTCTCTAATCGTATCAAATACACCTATAGGCATATCTGACTTATGTTGATAAAGTAATTTAACTTGATATGGTTTTTTCTTTTTTAGACTTTTAGCAAATGCACCTGATTCAATCACATCATTACCTAAGTCTTTATTACCAAATACTGATCCATAACCTTCAAAAGTACCATAGTCTTTATCTTCTTCTTCTTCTTGATATGCTTTAAGTTCTGATTGCACTTCTAAAGTTTCTTCTAAATTATCTAATGCATCTTTCATATCTTTTGGTTTTTTCTTTTTTGGTTTTTTGCCATAGCCTGAAACTTCTCTTCCAGTAAGTTCAGTATATTCTTCGTGGGTTTTACATGGCATATAGATTACATTACCATTTTCATCGTGAGAGTGAGTGCCTACACAACCAATTTCTTCTGCTCTTGCATCAGCTTCTTCTTCGGTAGTAAAAACATCTTCTCGTAGTTCTTCTTTGCTATCTAAAGAATCTTCTTTATTGTTTTCATAACTGGTGTTACAGACAGCTAACCTTTGATTTGAATTATATTCATCAGCCATAGTGCTATCTCCCATGCATCGTTCTGTAAATTCTTGCCTAGACTCATTCTGTTTTGGTTTAGGTATAGGCATAATTACTTCATATAGTATCTTATTGAATTGATAAGCACAATATATAGCTTAATTAAAATAATTAAATAAATACTTGCATATATATTCCATATCGTATTATACTTATTTTATATTAATAAAATGAGCCGAAAGGCAGGATAAAATAAAATGAAAAACTACTTAACTAAAAAAGAATACTCAGGTCAGAACATAGATACGCTTATTGAAGCTGGATATAATGAATCTGATTCATTTGTTACTTTTAAACAGGCACTTAAATTAGATGGAGTCACAGGTAAAAATTTAAAAGGAATCAAAAAAGCAGCAACTTTGTTCTTTCTTAAAAAAGAAGAGGACAAAAAAACTAAGAAAGAAAAAACAACTAGAAGATACTTTACAGTATTTAATATTAAAGATGTTTTTAAAACAGTAGAACTTAACCAAAAGGCAGCTGCATAAGCTGCCTTTTTTAATAGGAAATAAAATGAAACCAGTATTAATAACAATATTAGAAGAGGCTAAAAGAAAAAAAGTGATGTTTAGATATTCTGCTTATGATCGCTATAGCGTTGGAGATCATGAAGATATAGATGAATGGGGGTATGACATAAAAAGAGTCATAGAAATGTTAAATGGCTTCTCTGGTGGGCATGTTGAATTTCTACAAGCTAAACATGTAAACAAAGATAATAAAAAGATTGTAAACATAAAAAGACTAAAATCAGACTTACAAGACTCTTACTGGCAGGAGCTAGAAAAAAATCCTTCAGTAAGTTATAGCTGTGAGCCTGAATTTGAGCAATATGGAATAACAATAGGTGAAGGAGATTTAGAAAACATAACCAGTATTGATGAAGAAGAAGCTGCTGGATATTTATTTGAATGTGATGGCTATTTGGAATATGAGTTTCAGAATATAACTGGAAGCATACAAGACTCACCCATTACACACGAATATCAAAGTGAAGAGCTTAAAAAAGTCTTTGACATTCATGCAATTAATAACCAATGGCTTGGTGATTTGGAAGACCTTGTTTATCAAACTATGAGTTAATTATTACAATATAAAAACGCTTTAACAAGCAAGGAGAATAAAATGAAAAAAATAACTGGAATACTAATTGACCCAATAGACTGCTCAACGAGTTATGTTGATATTGATGATACATTAAAATCTTTTTATAGAATACTTGATTGCAGTCTAATAGATGCAATACAAATAGGTTTAGATACTGTGATGTATTTTGATGATGAAGGTAAAATGAAAAATGACCAAAGGTATTTTAAATTTAATGTTGCTAATCCAATAGCCTACTGTGGAAAATGTTTAGTTATAGGCTCTAATGAAGATGGTGGAAATGAAAGTGTTGATATAGATATTGATGCTTTAACAAAACAAATTAAATGGTTGCCTGAAGGTTATTCAGAAGAACCTTATATGGAGTTTATACCATATAATTAATAATTATCACATATCCCTTTCATCTGCATATATGATTACACATCTACAGTTTATAACATTAGCTGCACCACCTCTTGAATCACCTGCAAATCCCATTGGCACACCGCCAACTGTAAAGTCTTCGTCCATATCTACTATTTGACCACTAGCTGCAGCGTGAGTTGATCTTGTTCTACCATCATTGGTTGCAACCCATTTCTTTAACATCTTCATACCTAAATCTTCTTGTACTGTCTTATGGTACGAATGATTTGCAAAAGAAGCTGCACTGTGGGTTTCTGTTCTTGCAATAAGTGCTGCTCTTGCTCTGCTTATTGGTAAAAACTTATCTGATACAAGTTTTGCTATTTGTGGAAGTGTAAGATTATCTGCTCTGCCTTGTTCTATGATCTTTGATATTCTATTAGCCATACGAACACTAATACCAGTTAATATTAATTGTCTTGATGTAAAATATTCATTCACTACATTTTCAAAATCAACACTACGACCAAACACTATTGCTTCTTGTTTAAAATTATCTTCATATTTATTTTCATTAAAATCATAAATAGCTTTAAACACTCTACGATAGTGCGATTGAATTAATGGTATAAAATCTTCATTAAGTGTTTGTACTGCTGTTGCTTCCTGATAAATACCAAACTCTTTGAATAGATGCATTTGCACTCTTACAAACTTTCTAAATAAAGAATTTAGTCTTCTAAAAAATCTTTTCTCTAAGTTGTTACGAAGTATCAGTTGTTGTCTTATCTCATTGCGTTCAGATATTCTTCTCTGTCTAAGACTTCTTATGCGTTTATGTTGGATTGCCTGACTCACAAGAAAAATTTTACAAAACTTACAAGTCAGGTCTTAGAGGTAAGTGGGTGTCCTTTTGGAAATAAATCTTGGTCATGTTTGCCACCTTGAAATCTACCTGTTCTTAAAGCAAATATATAGCTATTAACACGTGCATATGCCCACTGGTCAGGACCACTAACATTCGGTCTGACACTTGCAGGGTTATTTCTGTATGCTCCAACACCTCTACGAAAGACTGCTTCTAACATTCGCAAAGTTGCTCTTTTCTTTGGATTATCGCCATACTTTTCATTATGCTTATCAACTTTTTTCTTCAAGGCTTCTTTTACTTTGGCAGAAACTTGTTTTTGATCTTCAACTACAGATATATGTTTATCATCATCTTTTGGTTCAAAATCTTCTAACTCTTTTCTGCCTTCAAGCTTTTTTGTGAGTTCAAGTATGACATCTTTCATACCCTGTTCACCTAAGTTGCCAATAACACCCCACTTAATTTGTGCTACTACACCTGCAACATTAGATAGATTTGGTTCTTTACTACCACTTCTAAATGCTTGTCCATCTCTAAAATGTCTAGCTGCCCATGCTTCTCTTTCTTTTATCCACTTTAGTACAGCAGGTGATTCAGAACCATCTCTTGCTCTACCCCATAACATATAAGCTTCATTACCTCTAATATTGCCACCTGCTTTCCATATTTGTTTACCCACACCTTCGTTTTTTAAATTAGTAGCAAAAGTATAACTAAATTGTGGGTATGCACTATTTCTTAAAGAAATCTTTTTGTTATCACCTTTTTTTGGGAAATTAGTTAAATCATTCTTTTCTTCTTCCATCATAAAGTCATCATCAAAGTCATCATCATACTCTTTTAAATCTTCTTCATTAATTGGATCATCAGGTTTATCTACACCTTCATCTGTTAAAGGGAATAGTGTTGCTGATATATAAAGATCATCTGCACCATCTACAGGTTGTAATCCTATAATCTCTCTAGCTTCGTTTCTTGTCATAATGCCTTCACGAACTGCTGATGTGACATTCTCATAAGTCTTCTTTTTTCTCTCTGCAAGTGCAGGTATAGAATCTATATCAAATTCAAGTCTGAGCCTATCGTCAAACATAGGAACTAACCACTCATTAAGATCAGAAGATATTTTTCTTAAATGTGGAATAATAGTTTCTTCATATAAAGCAAGTCTTGCTTCTGCTACATTAGCGTAAGTTTGTGCATCAGGTACTCCTACTAATTGACTAGGTACACCGAAACATAAAGCAATATCTGTAGTTGCCATGTTTTTTAATCTATGGAAATCCATATCTTTAGGACTAAGACCCATTTCTTTCCAGTCAAAATCTCCTTCAAGCAGCATAGGTCTTCCTGCATTACCAGAACCACTAAATCTATTATTTAAGTCTGTTAATAATTGTTGTCTTTGTGATTCAGTAAGATTTACTGCAAACCCAGCATCATCCTGTGGTTTAAATATAACAGCACCACTAGGTCTTGCACCATTTTGTAATAGATTAATATTATGTTTACTAGACATATTAAATTGGTCTACTTCAACAGCAGCGGCACTCATTGGTGATAAACCATAATAATCATCCAAAGGATTCCAAAGCTTTACATGTTTAACTTCGCTAAAACCATTTTCTTGATCTACTTCATAAGTTTGTTGTATTGTGCCATTAATTATATATTCATACTTATCAGGAATGGCATTACCATTACCTTTAATATTTATACGATCAGGTCTTAATTGATGCAGTTCTTTAGGAGTTCCAGTTATACCGCCTACTTTAAGTATGTAAGCATTACCACTTAGTAGCACATAACCAAAAAGACTGTTAAAAAATTCACTGTATGATTGAAGTGGGTTTGGTCTATTTAGTAAATCAATTAAGGGGTGTTGTTCAACAATTTGCTCTCCTGCTTTAATAACAAAAGGAACAGCACTTGCACCTTTGCTGATTTCATTAACACATCTATATACAATAGCATTTTTTAAATAACCTTCTTTTGCTAAATCTTGATACTTATAAGTTTTAGCATCTTGTGTACCGACACCAAAGTAACCCATCATATTGGAATTTTTTTGTGCGTTAGGTTTTATGTTTAAAACTCTTTGAAAAAATGTTTGTTCTGCCATCAGCTTATTCTCCAGTTTACTTGTCCTTTAGACTTGCTTAGTTCAGTTAATCCCCATACTAAAGCATCTAGTCTATCAGGTGAACTATTTGTTTCGCCAGTATAACTGCACATTTGCTGTTCTAACTCTGAAAAGACATCCATATGATGCACTCTTCTTTGTTCATACAAAGCTGCTATTGGTTCTGCTCTTAGAATTTTACCTCTTGTTGCTCTTACACTTCTATAAGAAACATTGTTATCTATGTTTCTAATAAGCCTTTCAACCAAATCGCCACCATTGTTCACTTCAGCTACTATTCTATCAGCTTCCCATTCATAGAAAGCATTAATAGCTATTCTACCCCATTTATCAGGCGGATGTCTTCCTGATAAGTCTTCTAAGACATAATAATGATTATTAAAGTCTTTTCCTACTACTACTATACCTGTTTCATCAGAATTTGCATTAGCTGTGACAGCTGGGTCAATTGCTACAATAATTTGCTGTAAGTCTTTATTTTCGTTAATTCTTGATTCGTCTATTAATTCATTTGTCCATAATGCACCCTCAAGATTATCAACAATCTCTGCATATAATTCCTGCCTACCTAAATTAGTGCCTTCATATTTGTCTTTTAACATTGCTAAAGCACTTTCAGCTAGATTAGCTTCATTTTCAAAAGTGTTACCTGATGTCACATGAACATCATCTCTTTCAACTAAATCTTTTATTAACTTTGTTGGTTTTGGTGTTGTGGTTATTACACATTGTGGATTGTCACCAAGTCTTAAACCAAACATTAACTGATCAAAGGCTTCAGGATAACGCCAAGCAGCAACCTCATCACACCATGCTCTATGGAACTGTGGTCCTCTTAATCTTTCAGGTTCTTGAGCAGCATAGCCTGTGATTTTTGAGCCATTGAATAATCTTATTTCAGCAACACTAGATGAGTAACCTTTTTGATCAGTAGACTGTATAAAACATTCTTTGGGTATTATTGATATTAAACCTGAAGGACCACCAAAGCACACACGCCTTAGATCGCCATGTGTTGGTGCAACCACTGCACAACTAGAGTTTGGATTTCTTAATGCATACAGAGCAATGTCCTGCGCACCTGTGCGAGTTTTACCCCAACCACGTCCTGCTAATATCAACCAAATATAATGCTCAACATCTTTAGGTTGTAATTGTTTGTCTCTAGCTGTGTCTAACCATTCAGTGCGTAGTGCTATTGCCTTTGCTTCTGCTTTCTTCAACTGAGTCAAGCAGCTCCATAGCTCTTCTGAAGGAGTCATTTTCTTGTAAGTTTCCATTAACATTTATATTATCTGTTGATTCTCCTAGTGCTAGTTTTGCAAATTTTTGTGTTTTCATAGCTGCACCTGCTAATGAGTCTAATTGTTGAGGTGTAAAATCTTTTATACTAGCGTTTTGACTGTTTCTGATAACATTTCCTACTCTCGCTAATAATGCCTTAGCAATATTTATACAAGCTGAATCAAACTTCTTAGATTCCATAAGAAATTCTTTCATTCTTTGATTATCTAATTTTTCATCGTACTCTCTTTGGAATTTTTCTTGCTCATATTTCCAATTCTCTCTTTGAGCCAATTTATACAGCGTGTTTTTTGATAGCTGATGTAAATCTGCTAAATCTTCAATGGTAGCTAATCTTCTAAACCCTTGTGGGTCAATATCTCCCTGCACATAAGAAACTCTTAATTTTTCTTTTATTTGAGGTGTTATTTTTTTATATTTTGTTTTTTTGTTAGCCATGTTTTGTATTGTTTTGTAAATAATACATATTTGCCAAGAATATTACAAATTGAATTATTTTGCACTTAAGCTGTTATATATTTCGTCAGTAGATTCCAGCACAGCGTTTTTGCCAGTGTAGTTTTGCCACCTCTCCACAATAACATCTGCATATTTGGGATCTAACTCCATTCCATAACACTTTCTGCCTGTCTTTTCTGCTGCTATAAGTGTTGAACCTGAGCCTAAAAATAAATCTAATATTAAGTTTGTTCTTTGTGTTGAGTTATTTATTGCTTTCTCAACTAATTCTATAGGTTTTGTAGTTGGATGCAATTCAGACCTTTGTGGTCTAGGTATTTCCCAAACATCTGATTGCTTTCTGTCTAATAAAGGGCTTAATCTTGTTTCATCTGCATTCCATCCGTACCAAATTGGTTCATATTGAGTGTGATAATCTTTACGAGATAAGACTAATTTATCCTTTGACCATATAATTGTACTTGACCAGTGAAAACCTGAATCTCTTAATGTTTTATCCACAACTGCCCATTCTTGTGCAGACATCACAAGATAAGTCATACAACCACCCTTACTAGCTATCTTAAGCGATGTGCAAAACCCCATAACAAAGTCAGCCCATTCATCTTCAGGCATGTGATCGTTTAATATTGTTCTTGATTTATATCTTGGGTTGTCATTGTCACCATAGTTAACATTCCATGGTGGGTCAGTAAATATCATATCTGCTCTTTCGTTGTTCATTAGCTTCTCTACATCATCAATTGATGTGCTGTCTCCACAAACAAGCCTGTGATTGCCAAGAATCCATACATCACCCATTTTTGATATTGGTGGGTCTTCAGTTATTTCAGGAATAACATCTTCATCAGTTTGTGGTTCTTCAACAAAGGATTCAAGGTTCATATCAAATCCCATATCTTCTAACTCTGCGTCACTAAATCCTGTGTATTCTAAATCGTAGTCGCTTTCTAACAGATCAGTTATTTCTTTAGTCAATAATCCATAATTCCATGATGCATATTCAGCAGACTTGTTATCCATGATTCTGTAGGCTTTAATTTTATCTTCAGATAGATTATCAGCCAAATAACAAGGTACATTTTCAAAACCTAATTCTTTTGCAGCAGCAAATCTTGTGTGACCTACAATTATCACATTATCTTTATCAAGCACTAGTGGTTGTTGAAAACCAAACTCTGACAATGATTTTTTCACAACATTAATTGCGTCTGTGTTAACTCTTGGGTTGTCGTGGTATGGGGTTATGTCATCTATTTTAACATCTGTTATATTCATAGGAGCTCCTTTATGATAATTTTAACCTATCTATTCCATTTCGTAAAACTGTAACTAAAAGCTAGTATTCCATTTTGTATTAATCCATGGTATAATGGTCATGTGCCAAATTTTTTATAAAATGATAAAGGAGAATTAAATGATAAAATTACAAGCTAGAACAGAGCATGGTGATATTGAGTGGAAATGGAAAGACTCAGGTCATCCTTCAGCAGAATATAAGTCTATTAATCATCAATGGTGGATTCCAAAAAAATCTGATTTACAAATTGTGAGTAAGTTGGATGTATTATTTATTCAAGATGTTAAAGATGAGATATGGAATGATATGCAATCTGATCTTGATTATTTAAAAGCTATTTACAAACTGCATAAACAAAACAAGAAGGCTTGTAAGAGTGTAAATATATGAGTAGAGACACCCAAAGACAAAAAGTTTATGACTGGGAAGATTCTCAGTCATGGATGATTAAGAAAAGTTACCTGACCGAAGATCAATGTAATGAATGTGTTAATAAATTAAACAAGGTATTTAAAAAGAAAATTAATTTAGTTTTTAAAACTGGACGTGGCAAATCATTTATGAGATATAGCAACGACACAATTTATCTTAGAAAAGAATGGGCAAAAAACTATGCAGTCATCTTACATGAATATGCACATGCACTTGAACCTTTTGACCAACACAATAAGTATTTTGTTTCATCTTATTGTTTGTTGTTGCATTACTTTCATCCTGATAGACCTACAATATCTTCATTGGCAAAAAGTTTAAATGAATCAAATATTAATTTTGCTAATTTTGATAAATGCAAATCTAAAAAATTAAGTTACAGAATCAAACCTTTTCCAGTTGTAGAAACAACTTGTGAAAAAGAAGAGCTTAGAAAGATCGTTAAGAGAAAATCATCTAAAGAAATAGTATTTGAGTTAATGGACAAATATCCTTTCTTAGATGTTTTTAAAGAGAACTTTAATATTTGGGTTTATGGACCTTTTAATGATGATGATGAAAATGACCCTTATTATGATAATCACTTTTGCGAAGATGGTTCATGGGTAGAAGCAAAACAAAGATGTTATGAATATATAAAATGTTATAAAGGTGAGACTTAAAAGCAATTGTATTCCAAACTGTATTGACACAAAAATACATTAGAAGTATCTTATTAAACCGAATAAGGAAAACAGAGAGAGGAAAGAATGTCTATTGAATGTCTAAACAAAGCACTAAAGATTCAGTTTGAAGGTCAAACACCAACCAAGAGATTAATACTAATACTACTAGCCAACTATTGCGATGATCAGAATAGCTGCTATCCCAGTTACTCACACATAGCAAAACTTGCAGGTCTTAAAGACACAAAACATATAGCGTCTATTGTTAAAGAGTTTGAAGAGTTAGGTTTATTAAGGATTGAAAAAAGATATAAGGAGGATGGAGGAAACACATCAAATAGATATCATTTGACCATCAGGGGTGAGGATAACCCCCCTCATGGTGTGGAGACCACCACCCCCCTTGCCACGACCCCACCCAATACTAAAGACCACACCAAAGATGACAAGAAAGAATATATGTATGACTTTAATAGTTTTTGGAAAGCCTATCCTAGAAAAGAAAACAAACATCAAGCACTGACCAAATATAAATCCATCATCAAGAAGTATGACCAAGATAAATTATATGAAATGCTAGAAAGGTATGTTAATGATATAGAGATCAAAAAGATGGAAAAGAAATACATACCACATTGTTCTACATGGTTAAATCAGAAACGCTATCTAGATTTTGAGGAGTATAAGATGCAGGTGATAGAACAACCTAAAGAGGCAGTGACAAGTAACTGGTATGATGATCTTAAAATTGGTTAACCCAAATAAAAATCATTTGGCTCAACTTCACCTTTTGTATATTCATGTATAGCAATCATTTCTGCTTTTCTTGGTATACGAGATTCAAGGATGTATTTAGAAAGACCACCTTGTGATAATCTATGACCTGTTTCTTTTTCCATCTCGTTTATGAACTTATCTTGAGTAAGATTGTTTGTGTTTAAATATTCTTTTAATTTCATACCTTTACCTTTTATATATTATGAGTTGCATTGAAATCCATATTGGATTATAGTCTCTTTTATAAATTAACACAAATAATAAAATGAGGAAATAAAATGAAACAATCAGGAAATAAAAATATCAAATTTAAAAAGACTGGCTATCAAAAATGGTCTTATGGTGATTGGGTGATATCTAATAACTCTTGTGGATATAGCATAAATAATAAAGTACAAAATTTTTGGGCAACTGCCGATAGTTTAAAAAATGCTAGGGACTTTGTTACTTGTAAAGTTTTTGGGATTGACTGGCTAAAAGTCGGAAGTGAAGAATGGCTAGAACAAAAAAATAAACTTTTAAATGTGGAGCAGTTATGACAAACAACCCATTTGACCAGTTTGATATAGAACACTTATCAGCTAGTTCTATAAATCTATTTATACAAGACATATCACTTTTTATAGTTAGGTATCTTGCTAAACACAAATCACCGACCAACTCTGCAATGCTTAGAGGAACTGTTATAGATCATGCTATAGGAGAGAAGCACAGCGTCAAGGAAGCACAGAAAGAGTTTATGAGTCTTATGAACTACCATAAAAAAGAAGGCGTTACGTTTGACGAGGTGAAAGCAGAAACAGAATATAACAACATAGAAAAGTATTTAGAAGTTGGCTTACCCTTTTATGAAGGGTTAGGTGAACCTGTAAGTTATCAAAAGAAAGTAGAACTAAAATTTGATGATCTACCAATACCAGTTATAGGTTATGTTGATTTAGAGTACGAAGATTGCATTAGGGATATTAAGACCACTGCAAAAAGACCATCTGAATTACTACCACCAGTTCAAAGGCAAGTTGCGGTTTACGCAACAGCTTTAGAAAAAGATCGTGCCTACGCCGATTACCTTTACGTAACCAAAACAAAAGCAGAGGTTATAAGTTTTGAGGTAGACGATATAGACATGAGATTAAATGAGGTGTACAGGGTCGCATCAGCAATGATGAACCTTTTACAAAATAATGATATTTATTCTTTGGTTGACCAGTTCTATCCTGACTTTTCTAATTGGATGTGGTCTGACTCTGATAGAGCAGTTGCTAAAGAACTATGGAGAATAAAATGAAATCAACAGATACATTGATAAATGCTTTGGTTAAAGCACAACAAGAAATTGACCATGTAGTGCAGGATGCTAATAACCCTTTTTTCAAAAGCGACTATGCAAGTTTGAAAGAGGTTATTGATTCTGTTAAGAAACCTTTAAACAGCAATGGAATATTGCTTCAGCAAGTAGCACATGATTGTGATAATGGTGTTTGCATTGAGACAGTATTTCATGGGCATGGTGGCAGTCTTTCAACAGGCAAGGTCACAATACCAGCTTCAAAACAAGACCCACAAGCATATGGTTCAGCATTAAGCTATGCAAAAAGATACTCATTGCTAATGGCATGTGGGGTTGCAACTAGAAAAGAAGATGATGATGCTGAAGGCGCAATGCAACGAAGCAAACCAAAGGTTGTAAAGCAACAAGTTGATGAAGCACCTGAATCTAACACAGATCAAGGAAACTTCTAATGGTAGTCCCACAAAGCATAGAAAAGAAGTCTAGGAATAAATACACAGTTGATGACTGTGTATTTATGACACTTAGATCAGGTTATGTAAAAAACAATTGGCTTATGTTCCATGAAATACAACAAAAGATAGTTAATGCATATACAGGTTGGTATGGTGAGGACTATGCTCGTAGACGAAGGTTCTATGGAGAAAACACTATATCAGCTTGTATAAGAAATATGCGTAAAGATAGGTGCAGAGAATTATACAACTTACCTAAATATGGTGAGATTGTAGTAAAAAGAAAAAGGCATAACAGTAAAGGTTATGAATATAAATTTAATTTAGGAGAATAAAAAATGAGCGAATATGTAAAAAAAGATAGAAAAGGAACAATGTGGAAAGAAAATAACTCTAAGGTTATATGGAAAGGGTCTATACACCACAAAAAAGACCCTTATGATGAAAATGATATAGGTATTGACAAATACTATTCTATTTTAAAAACATCTATGAAAGATAAGTATGGCAATCTAAATGATAAATTTGAATTAGTACAATCAGTTGGTTTGTTATATTTAAAAGATGGAAATGCAAAAGAAAACTCGCCTGACATTGGTGGTCCAGTTACAGTTGATCTTGGTAATGGTAATACTGTAAGTCAAAAGTTTGGTGGATGGGTAAATACTAATGAAGAAGCAGGAACTAAAACATTATCATGTGGATTAGTTGATGCTATAAAAAAAGAAGAATCTGAAACTTACTTCCTACCTGAAGAAGCAGAAGATGATATGCCTTTCTAGTGTCAAAAAGAATTGTTAACCAAAAGCATCTAGCTTGGATAAGAACCCTGCCTTGTTTTATAAGCAGATCAGGGTTTTTATCTTGTCAAGGTTCTGTACAAGCACATCATTTATTAAAACCTGTTAGTGGTCACAGAGGGTTTGGATTAAAAGCACACGATTCAGAGTGCATACCTTTATGTAGATTTCACCATGCACAGCTACACACAAAGTTTGGTAATGAATTTAAGTTTTTAAAACATTATGGTTTTAAAGAAACAGCTGCACAAGAATATGCAAAACAACTGTACGAAGGCAACCCTAATTATATAGACGAAGATCAAGAAGATGATCTACCATTTTAAAACAACATAAAAAAGACTTGCACATTATTCCATTATGGGGTTATAATATCGCTATAACGATAAATTGATGCTCTTAGAGCAAGGAAAAAATAAAATGACAAACCAAGAAAAAAACCAAACATTACAAACTCTAAATGAGATAACTCTTTTATTAGATGAAGCTATATCTAAATATGAAAATGAATTGCCACAAGAAGCAAGAATTAAATATTCTAATACTTATTCAAGTATAGGTAAGGCAGAGGAAAGTCTTAACAACTTACCTTATGAATTATTTTATAAGGAGGTAAAGTAATGACTAAGATCGTAGGCAACCAACACTTTAAAATATTTAGACTTTATGTAAAGAAACCATCTATCGGAATCAACGACTGGTTTGAAAGAGTAAAGTCTACTGAATATGGAATGATTGATGACCAATCAATGAAATTCAAAAAACAAGGATTTCAAACAAAAATAATAACCAGTGACACTCGCAGAGTCGCACATTAAATTACAGGAGTAATTATGTTAGATACAAAAGAACAAATACAAGAATTAAATGCCGAATTAGGTGAAATGGAAGTATGGGAGTATATGCGTTCTAAGGACGATTTAGAACAAGTGATAAAAAAGCGTGGACTATACAATAAAACGCTTGGTGAGAAGCCTAGTGATGTCTTACACGCCTTTGTGCAGCATATAAGAGATGAACAAGCACAAATGTACTGGCAAAACAAATTAGAGGTATAAATGAAATACATCAGCATATTAATAGATAGAATATTAGAGTGGTCTTTCAAAAAGACCGCAAATAAATTATCAAGGAGAAACAAATGGAATTAAGATTTAATAAAGAAAAACAAAACACACAAGGTGTTCAGTTTAGAATTGATCCAATCACAAGCCAAAACCTAACTGCATTAAGAAATTATTATACTGAGCAAGCAGGTAGAAGGGTAACAACAGGTGAAATTTGTAAGCAATTAATTAATTTACACGCACAAGAAATAAAAAATAAATAACAAGAGCATAAAAATAAAAAAACTAGTAAATTATTAAAAAAAATGATAGAAATTCACTATAACAAACATAAAAGGGGTTAAAAATGAATGAATTTATATATGACGATACAGCACCTTATAGCGTAAATTTCAACAGATGGTGTCATGCAAATCGTGTTGAAAGAGAAATGTATAAAGAGCCATTGCTTGATGAAAATGAAGCTAGAATTTTATTTAGAAAAATGTGGGGTTTTAAGAAATTAAATGAAAGTGTTTTTGTTAATTAATTATTATGTTAATTAAAAATCTTAGCAAAGCAGATATTGAATTTATAAAAAAATGTCTGCGTTATTACAAAAAAAATAAAGAAGTGAATAGCAAAGACATTAACAGAATGGATTATCTTTTAAATAACTTAGATAAGAATGAAAATAAACAAATATTTGGAGATATTATAAATTCATACAAAAAAATTACTAATGGAGATTACGATGATCTATATTAATTTAAGAGGTAATTTATAGTTGAGTATTGATAAAGAAGTTAAACAAGCAGAAAAAGAACTGAAGGTTATTGAGAAGATACTAAAAGAGAAACAGGATATATTGTTTATTTTAAAGTTTCTTTCTTCTCAGAAGAATACATAATATTTAAACCACAAAGAGTTGTTAAACGATTTTTTTCATCTAAACCTTTATCAGTGAGTTTATAATCATTACCATTAACTTCCACATAACCCTGTTGTATAAGCTCTGTTAAGTTTGTACTAGGTATTGTATCGCCAAACATAATAGATAATATGCCACCTAATCTTTTTGTTTGCGTTTTACTTAATGCCATAAATTTTAAACGTGTTCCCAATCTAAAGCCTGAAATAATAATGCTTCTGCATCTCTTCTTCTGTTAAGACCTTCTAAAACTTTTCCACCTGCTTTATTCCATCGCTTAATCTGTGCAGGAACATCATCATATTGGCTGTTGTTTAATACTTTAAGTAAAGTTGATGCTGATAAATTGCTTGGTCCTAAATTAAACACCCAAGCAACTAAAGCATCAAATTGATATTGATGTAAAGGAACTTTGACTAAATCATTTATATAGCCTTCATACTCTTTCATTTCATGCAGCAGTAGGTTTTCTGCTTCTTTTAATGTGATACACATACCCCCAAAAACAGGTTTTCCTTCATATTTTGTTGATCCATAACCAATAGTCCAAACTCCAGCTGCACACTTATAACTTACTGCATGACCATTTTCAACAGGGCAACCCTCAAACTTCTTTATAAGTGATAATCCTTCTTGTGATATATTCATATTATTCTCCCCATGTTCCATCCTCTCGGACTTTGGCTTTCTTTTTGCCACCCCAGTATTCAACCGCATGACCTTCATTAATAAGCATCTGACAAATACTTTGTCCATCTTCTGTATAAGGAATACCAAGTATTCTGCCATATTTACCTTTACCTAATGATTGAACTTTGAATGAACCTACGCATAGTTCTATAAGTCTTTCTTTTGCTTTAAGCCCTAATGCTTTTTCTTCTAAATTTCTTGTACGAGACTCAGGTGTATCAATACCTGCTAATCGCACTCTTTGTTTGTGTAGTTTTACTGAAAAACCTAAATCTAGCACTACATCTATGGTGTCTCCATCTACTACCCTATCCAGTATCGCGTTGTATACAAATGGTGTAACGCTATTAGACATGACTACTTATCTTTAGCTTTCATAATGTTAAGAGCTAAAAGCTCAATAACAGAATAAAACTTTTTAATCATATTGTCGTCTTTTGGTGTCGGAGTTAAAGCACAGATAATGGATGCACAGCATACAACACCTGTAATTATTCCTAACCATTCTCCTATCATTCCCATCATATTAATCTCCTATATAATGAATGAGCCTTAATTCTATCAGAAATTTACTCAGGTTTGTCAATTGTTACTTCTCTATAGTAAACCACAACATCTTTTAATTCAGTGATATATCTCTTCAATTCCTGCATGTTATAAGCCATTACTTCATAATCAGGTATAGTCATTGCAAGAAAAACTAACTCACCTTCTTGTTCTTCTATCATAGCTAATTGATCTTCCCAGTTCTCTGGTGTTATTACAATCCATCTAGGCTCTTGGAGATCAATTTCTCTAGGCATAATAGGTTGTACTATTTTTCTATCTAATGGTTTTGTTGTAACTTCTACTTGTCTAGTCGGAATCAGACTGCAACTGCAAACCATCATCAAGATCATCAACTGTGCTGCTGATTTTCTCAATGTCTTCCATGATGTGTTTTGTTCCATTATTTATTTTCCTTTCCATTTCTATAGGATCAGCTAATATTTTATCTGCTAATTCATAGTTTTGTATAAATTGTGTGTATCGGTTTAATTCTCTTTGTGCTTCTTGTGATTTAAGAGTTAAGTCATTCATTTGTTTTGTTTGCAGTTCAAAATCAGCTTTTATAGATGCAATAGCTTCTTCTTGTGATGCTATAGCACCTTCTAAAGCAAGGTTATTAGACTTTAGGGTAGTGTTTTCGTTATATAAAAAGTAGGTTGTAAAACCTAAGAATAATATTATGCCTATAAATACTTGTTGCATTAGGCATCCTCAATAATGTAGTTAAGACCTGCAGCACTTCTATATTCAACTAATTTATTATCTTCATCACGAAATTTAAGATGCTTTTCTTTTTGTGTAATTATTTTTTTGGATATGTAAGTTCTATCATCTGCATCACCATATTCTTTGTTAAAAGATACAGTGATCTTATAGCGTGTTTTAAATAGTTCTAAAACCCATGCTAGGATTTTTTTAAGCATTCCTTTGAATCTCATATTGAGATTCTATAGGGGATTTACATTTTGTTCAAATATATGATGTAACAACCATGCCATTTGTTAGATGGCTTATAGAATAATTTTCTAAATAGTTTAATCATTATGCTGCCCCTTTTGTTATTTCTGTATATATTTGTTCGTTGTGTTTAATAAATGTTTCAATGGCTTCTTTCATGTCTTTAGCTGTATCAAAATAATTAAATAAGTTTTCAACCGCCCATTGTTCTCTAGTCCATGTTCTACAATCGCCTCTGCCTCTTATAG